GTCAGGCGGGGGTCAGGTCGAACCTGAACCTCTGCACATCGTTGATGATGGCATCGTTCGGATCACTCGTTCCCCCGGGTTCTATCTCCACCGCCCGGGCGGTGTTCTTCACTCCGGGCAGGACGAGTGGGTTGATCCACTCCCCCGTCGCCGGGTCGCGGGCGAGGAACGCTCGGCGGGCCTTGTCGGACATCCACAGTGCCTGGTCCTGGCTGCCGCTCGTGCCGGGCTTGGCCGGGTCCGGCCCGGACACGGAGGTGACCTGCACGACAAGCGTCATGTCCTCGGACTCATCGGCGAACGGCGCCCCGGAGACGGTGGTGTCGACGACGTACAGCAGGTAGTACGGGGGGTTGGCCTGCGGCATGCGGCCGTCCCCGACCGGCTTGCCCGTGGCCGCGGCCAGCAGAGCGTGCACGGCTTTCACCGCGAGTCGCTTGTCGATCACGTCAGCACCTCCGCGACGGCGAGGCGCATCTGCGCCATGAGGGTCTCCTCGATGAACGGCAGCGCGGGCTGGACGTGCGGGAAGGGCGGCTGGTTGTAGGAGCGGCCGAGGCTGTCGGTGCCGGTGAAACCGAACTCCAGGCGCCGCCCGTAGGGGAGGTCGGTGCCGAGGGTGCAGATCGCGCCGTAGGGAAGGCGGCGGGTCTGCGCCTGCCAGGAGTTGCGGTAGGCGCCGGTGATGACGTTCGGGCCGGGCCGGCCGGAGGCGTTCCCGCGGATCCTGGCCTGCCCCAGCACACCGGTGTGCTGCACGCCGCGGGCGACGGCCGGGCCGATCCGGGTGGCGGCCCGCTCGAGACGGTCGGCGAGTTCCTCCGGTGTCACGGCACCTCCCGGCGGGGCGCCTGGTTCTGGTCCAGAGGGGTCTTCCGGACGACCTCGACCGTTCCCGCCCGGCCGGGATCCTGGCAGGTCCAGGAACGGCCGAGGAGCGCGGTATTGGCAGGGTCGTGGACGGCGACGACCGTGACGATCGCGTCTTTCGGCGGAACCGGGGAACTCAGCGGGGTCAGCAGTTGGTAGCGGGACTTGGACTCCTGCACCCATGGCTGCCCCGCGTCCAGAGTTGCGGACATCTCTGCCTGTGCGGTGGGCTGCACTGCTCCCGGCCCCTCGTACAGGGTCTCCGGTTCGGGGTATTCCATCTGCCCGGTGTCCTCGTTGAGGACGGGTTCACCAGCAGCGGGCAGTGTGATGCGGACCGTGTCGACGAGCAGGTTCGACCCGATCCACGACTTCACCCCAGCCAGGGCGGCGTCCAGGCCGGCCATCACGCGGCTCCCCGGCCCTGCGCCCACTCGGCGAGGGTGCGCAACATGGCCGCGGTCAGTGCGTACCGTTCGTCGGTCAGGTCGTCCCGCTCGAGCGCCGCCCCTTCTAGGGCGGCGGGGCTGATGGATGCGAGGAAGGCGGCGATCTGTGTGCCGAGGTCCTGCTGGGGGTCGGCGACGGCGACGTGAGCGAGGCCTTCCCAGAGGACGCCTTCGGGTTGCCGGGTGTGCAGGATGAGCCTGGGCAGGGCGTCGGCGATGGCGTGCTCGAGCTGGTAGCCCGTGACCTGCCCGGCGGGCAGTGGGGTGCCGTCGATGTGGATGGTGGCCTGTCCGGGCTGGGCGTCGATGTGGACGCCGTGGGCGGTCGGCTCGGTGTGGTGGTCGATCATGCGGAGTCTCCCGAGACGAGGCCGGGCTGGCCGTTCAAGTCTGGGCGTGGGATCCACTCCCGGCGGCATCCGTGGTGGGCGATGGGGTAGGCGGCCGCGTCGTCGGCGGAGCGGATGGTGCCATCGGCGTGGTCGGTGTCCGGGTGGTTGACGAATCCGCACTCCGGGCCGTCCACGCACTGGAACCACTGCGCCTGCAGGTCCCAGACGCCGGTGTTGAGGGCGCCCCGGTTGGCGGTGAACACCCCCTGAAAGGTGAGTGCGGAGTGGGCCCAGTCCTTCACCGGGTGCCGGGAGCTGTCGCGGTAGACGACCGTGGCCAGGGGATGGTCGGCGGCCAGGCGGGCGGCGTCGATACCGGCGTGGTCACGGCCGAGAGTGACCTGGCGGGTGGCGTCCTGCGCGGCCCGCGCGAACGCTTGGGCGCGGCGGACGGTCTCCTGTATGCGGCCGATCAGGTCGGTGTAGCACGTGGCGGTGATCGGGGTGAGGGCGGCCTGGTGGTCGGTGGTCCAGCGGAAGAGGGCGGTGTCGGCGCCGGCCTTGCGTAGGGCGCGCAGGGCGCCGTCGCGGTAGGCGACGGGCAGGTCCTGGGCGGCCCAGCGCGCGGCGAGGGCTTGAGCGAGCCGGTTGAACTGGCCGACTTCCTGGTGGAACTCGTTGACGAGGCCGTTGATGCGTGTGGTCGCGCCGAGTCCGGGTCGTAGTCGTTGCAGGGTGCGCAGCAGGGTGTTCTGGGCGGTGGTGAGGCGCTGCCACTGCCGGACGAGGTCGGTGGTCATGGCGGCGATGAGCGCGGTGAGTTCGCCGCGGTCGGTGGTGGTCTGCTGCTGCAGGGCGGTGGTCATCGCCGGGGCCGTTCCACGAGGTACATGACGCTGATCCCGCCCGGGCTGTCGCCGTTCGGGTCGGTGGGGTCGTCGGGCGCGGGGGGCTGCCCGTTCTCGAGGGTGGCGATCTGCCGTTCGTAGGCCTTGATGTTCTCGGCGATGCCGACAGCGACGACGCCGGACACGTTGACGGTGGCGGGCTGGGCGCGCAGGTCGGCGAGGCGTTCGCGGAGGACTTCGAGGGCGACGGCGCGGGCGGTACCGAGGCGCTGGTAGCGGGTGTCGAGGTCGGTTAGGTCGACGTTGGCGCCGAGTTCGCCCTTGAGCCATGCGGTGACGGCCGGTGTGAGGGCCATGGCGGGTGTCCTCCCCGGGGGCTTGGGTGGAATGGGTGGTGCGGCGTGGGGGCCCACCCCGGTTGGCGCCCCCACCAGGTGGGGTGGGCCCGCACGCCGCTAGTCGCCGCTGCTGCCCTCGTCAGCGGCGTCCCGGCCCCGAGCCGGCTTCCGGGCCGCGCGCTTGGCGGCCTGCTTGGTGCCGTCGCCGTCCTCGTCGGTGGAGGAGGAGGTGGCGGCGGTCTTCTTCGCGGCGGTGGGGAGCTTGCCGTCTTCCCACGCGTCGGGGTTGGTGATCAGCGCCGCGTACTCGGGTGCCGGCTCCTGGCCGGCCCGCAGGTGCACCATCAGGCGCGTCTTGGGGTCCTTGACGTGTACGTCCGTGGCGAGGCGGGCCATGATCAGAACACCTTGGCGGTGATGTGGATGTCCGGCGCGTACATCACCGGCATCGCCACGGCGGAGCCCTTGGTGTAGACCTGCACCGGGTCGTCCTTCCAGCCGTGGGTGACGATGATCCCGGGCGCCTCTTCCAGCTCGATGGCCGGGTTGTCGCCGGTCGTCAGCTCGATGGACTCGGCGGTGATGCCGAACTGGGTCTCCCCCCACTGCTGCCGGTTCGGCGGGACCATGATCCACCGGTCTTCGGGGATCGGCCGGGCCATGGTGCCGTCGTCCTTGGGGATCTGCACGTCGTAGATCCGGATCGGCGGCAGGTTGTAGCGGGCGCGGACGGTGTCGACCTCGTTGGGCGCCAGCGTCGCGGTCGGCGTGTTGGACGGGTTGACGCTGCCGTAGTAGGCGGCCCGGTAGGCGTCGTTCCCGGCGAGGAGAGCGCGGGCCTTGTAGGAGGTGTAGACGGCCTCGGGCATCGGGGCGCCGGAGGCGCGCAGCACCTCCAGCCACGCCATCTCGTCGGCGATCGGGTCCGAGGTGGGGTCGGTCCACGGCGTCGCCGCGGTCGGCATGTTCGCCGAGGGGACCTGCGCGTCGTACTCGACGGTGAGCCCGTTCTCGTTGGACAGGGTGAACTTGCCGTCGGTCAGCAGGTCACCGACGGCGAGTTCGAGGCGGGAGCGGATGGACAGGACGTGGGCGGCGACGTCGTCGTACAGCGCTTCCACCAGTTCGGAGGCGTCGGCGCCGCGGCGGGCGGCCAGCAGGATCGTCTCGAGTTCGCCGACGAGGTACTTCTGGCCGAGCGGGGGCAGCATGCCCTCGGTCTCGATCCGCTTGACCTCGCGGGAGGCGACGGGGGTCTGCGCGTCGTAGGCGCGGTACTTCGCGGCGTTGACGCGGCGGCTGGTGCGGCGGGTCTTGAACTTGACGCCGTTGATCTGCCGTTCCGGCATGACCGTCTGGGTGAGCGCGTAGTCCGCGGGGGTCTGCACGGCTCGGGCGAACGCAATGATCTCGGTGGCGGTGATGTCCCTGAGCAGGGCCTCAAGCATCATCTGATCTCACGCCCCTCTCAGGCCAGGTTGGAGAAGTGGATGGAATCGGTGCGGTTCGCGGCCGCGGGCGGCGTGAACGCGACGGGCAGCTTGGAGGCGTCGACATCGCCGATGATGCGCAGCGCCGCACCGACCTTCGTGCTGGTGGGGTTGTAGGCCGTCTCGGTTTCCAGCAGGCCGGCGAAGACTTCGCGGCCGTCGCTGGCGGCGGAGTCGTAGATGCCGTACAGGCCGGAAGCGGTGATCTTCCCGAGGGGCAGGCCGGACTTCAGGACCCGCTGGTTGACGTGCCGGTTGGTCGGCAGCCAGTGCGTGGTCTCGGTGAAGGTGGTGGTGTCGAGGGTGATCGTCTTGTTGGTCTCGGACCCGTAGAGGGACATCAGCCAGCGGCGGTCCGCGGTGACGGTGTCCTGAGTGGTGATCGGCTGGATGTCCATGCCGGATCTCCTCCCGTGTGGAAGAGGGTTTGCATGTTGCGGGGTGCGGACACCGGGGGGTGTCGTCCACGGGAGGAAGGGAGGGCGTGGTCCCTCGGTCTTGGGCCGCTGTGGTTAGGCGGCGTCGGGCTTCCTGGCGTAGCCCATGGCCTGGGCGCGGGCCAGGGCGCGGGCCTTGGCGTCGTCCTTGCTGGGGGTGGTGCGGGCCGGGGGTGCGCCGGCCGGTGCTCCGCCGGGAGCCGGCGC